CTAAGTCATACTCTTGTGATGCTGAATCAATCTCAATGCCATAGTCGACAGCGTTTTTTGCATCTTCCTTCGAGATAGAAATTGTGCTGAATCCCATTTTCTCCCCCCTGTTATCGGTTAATACAAGAGGCTTCAATGCTTTTGGGTACTTCTGATTGTAGTTATTAGATTGCATGTTCAGCCTCAAGTCTAATTTACACTATCAATTTACCTTTGTCAAACTTATTTTAGCACTTATTTACCCAAAACACACTATATTGTGTACTCTCGCTTGACCATACCATATGTGGTATATTGACTCTGGCCCATGATATATATACTCTTTCTCTCGATAGCTAGGGCAGCCGAGCCCTTGGGTTCACCCTTGGCTTACCCCTGGATTAGGTAGGTGTAACGTTATGTTACCATTGATAGGCAATGGGGGTGGGGGAGGGGATAAGACCCTCATAGTAACGTTTCGTTACACTATCAATCACAATATGAGTCATGCCTACCCCTACCTATTAGATTGTATATCAGGGGGTTGTGTAATATTGATATACTACCCACAGCCTGAGAGTGAGTGTGTGGGGACCCCCCGGCCCCCCCCTCCCCCCGGCGAAAAGGTGCCACCCATTGTGAAAAGGTGCCAGTCATGCCAAAAAAGGTGCCACTCATAGGCCCCAAAGTGCCACTCATGGGCGCCCCCGGGCTCCCCAAAAATAACCCCCTTGACGTCTCTCCAGGCTCCTATTATATATAACATGATATAATTATACTAAACATGGTTAAATTATAGTATGTTATACTTGGGGTAGATGAGCAATGTCTACACCGAAGCCAAGCAACTCCTGCGTGATTTCAATAAGGCCGAGCGAGAGCTTCAGGGCCGTAAGAAGTTACGTGGCATGGATTTCTATATCCCCAATAGAATCCAGTACAAGGCCCACTGTAGTCTCGCCCGAACCATCGCCATCGTTAAAGGCAATAGAATGGGGGGAACTACCTGGGGGGCTATGGAGGTTGCCTTTCATGTTACCAAACAATATCCCGACTGGTACCCTGAACCTCGTAAATTCCACGGGGCTATTAAAATACGTATTGCTACTGACAAATACGCCAAGTTTGAATCTGTCATAGAACCCAAACTACGTTCTTTTATACCTTTTGAGTATATCAGTGGGTTTAGGCGTAGCCCCCAGGGGTACCTCGTCAAGATGGAGTTTAAGGATGGGAGTGTTGCGAGGTTCCTGACTGGTGAACAGGACCAGATGGCATGGGAAGGTGAGGATTTTGATCTGTTCTGGGGGGATGAGCCTGTCAAGCGTAACCACTGGATTGCCACTCAACGTGGGCTTATTGACCGAGGGGGCTATAATATCCTTACTTTCACCCCGTTGATAGAACCCTGGATGAAGGAAGAGATAGTTGACAAAGCTGACGGCAGGGAGATTGAGGTCTTCTATGGAACAACCCGTGATAACATGTTTGATATCATGGGGAACAAAATACTTGATGCTGCCGACATCCAGAGGTTTGAGGACACTCTGACCGAAGATGAGCGCCAGACTCGTATCGAGGGCAAGTTCTTCCATCTTAAAGGCATGGTCTACAAGGAGCTCGATGAAACTCACTTACTTAGAGACTTCAAATATGAGCCCAATTACCCCGTTATATGCGTACTTGATCCCCATGACCGCCAGCCACACTGGGTTGTCTGGGCTATGATAGACAGGACAAATGATGTCATTGTTATGCACGAGTCAGTGACCGAAGGTACCACTTCTCAACTGGCAGCCACAATCAGGGCTACTGAAAAGTTCTATGGTTGGAATGTCAAGAAACGTCTGATTGATCCCAATTTTGGCAGAAAGAAACTTATTACTAACGGACGCACAGTAATTGATGAGCTTCGCCAGTATGGTGTCCAGTTTATTGAGGCCAAGGATGCCAAAGAAACAGGGCGGTTAAAGGTCAAGAGTTATCTCCACTATAATCGTAATAAACCCGTTGACTTGAACAATCGACCTAAACTCTATTTTGTCAAGGAGAGGTGTTCACGAACTCTACGTTCTCTCCAAAACTACCAGTATGACGAGTGGAGTATAGGTCTTGATAGAGATGTTAAGGAAGACGTGAAGCAGAAAGACACCCATGGGGCAGACTGTATTCGTTATCTTTGTATGGATGAACCCACTTATTACGCTCCTCAACCCTATGAACCAATCATTACGGAGGCTTATTATTAATGCCTAGGAAGCAATTTAAACCCTATCATAAAGACTTTATCTGCTCGAAGCTCGGGGAGTACAAGAGCCCCTCGGCTGTATGTGAGATTTTCAAAGAGAAGTTTGGTTGGGCTCCATGGTCAACCCAGATAAAAATGGTGGCTGAGAAACACCGTGACATGGTGGATAAGTTCAGGGTGGTCTACCTGAAGGATTTACTAAGCATTCCTATAGCCCAGAAGAGGATAAGGTTGGATAGACTCGAAGATATCTATGCAACTACCAATAAAGATACTACTCGACTTAAATGTCTGGCTCAGGCTCAGGAAGAAATTGAGGGTAAGACCAAGTTAGGTGATACCTTCTTGAACTTTCAACAGAATAATGTATTCACTCAATTATCAGATGAAGAACTTATCAAAGAACGTAATAAGTTGTTATTACGCATAAAGAAATTGAAATTACCAGATAAAGTTATTGATGTTAAGGAGGGCACTAATGCCTAAGAATCCTATCCAGATTGATATTGATGAGGATATGCAGAGTTTGATTGTTGAGACAGCTATACAGGACTATAACAACTCCAAGCAATCAAGGGGTAAAATAGACTATGGGCGTACTGATAAGGGTGAGACTATTAGTTTCGACAAACGTCTGGATATGATTAAGGACAATTGGTATGGAAGACGTAAGGCAAAGACTGTTCCATGGCGATTCTGCTCTAACCGTTCAATGAAGATAGGGACAGCAATACTCGAAATGATGCACGCGAGGTTATTCTCGGCAATCTGGAATGAGGACCTGATTCGTTGGAAACCAGGAGATCACACTGATAAGGACAAGGTGGACAGGATCAGTAAGTTTATGTTCTGGTGGGTCAAAGTACGCAACAAGATGAGGGATTTCTTTGATGGTTGGGTTAAGACAGTTGCCGCCTATGGGGATGCCACAATCGAGGCTTCCTGGGATATCAAGTACAGGGACAAGGGTGAGGTTGACGAACAACCGATTACTGATGAACTTGGAATGCAGTTGTATGAGCAGGATGGTACTCCCTCAGTTAGTCGTCAAAAGAAACTTGCGATAGAGGAGCACACTAAGGTTGAGATAATTCCCAAGGAGAACGTGTACCTCCAGGAAAACCAGAAAAGCCTTGATGAGGAACCAGTTATTTTTAAGACAAGATTCTTCTATTCAGACCTTGAACAAATGGAAGCAGAAGGTAAGGCAGTTAATATCCAGAATCTTCTGAAAACTGACATACTTACTAGAGTAACAAATGAATTCAGTGGACATGATGATAAGACAGCCGCTATCATGGCAGAGGTCAAACTGAACAATACCCCAGTAGACGTACTCAAACAATACATGAAGATTGATATAGACCGTGATGGGTTTGCCGAGGACGTCAGAGTTCTTATAGACCCAGAACGCAGGATTTACCTTGGTGGAGTTCTAGTACGTGATATCACAAAGAGCGGAAAGCGCCCTCTGAGTTGTACTAAGTATAACGACTATATTGATCGCATGGACGAACTCGATGGGGTTGGGATAATTGAGCAAGTCCTGCCACTCTCTGATGAGATAGATGCGATATTCAACCAGATTAGTGATTCTAATACACTCTCAGTTCTACGCCCTGGATTCTATGACCCATCAGGGAATCTTGAACCAGCAGCAATAACCATTGGACCTAATAAACTTATTCCTGTTAGCGACCCACAGCGGAATGTGTTCTTTCCTGATTTTCAGATAGCTACGGAGCGACTAATAGTCGCAATCAGATTGGTTATGGAGTTCATAGAGCGACTCACTGGAGCTTCATCCTATGTTATGGGTAAGGAGTCGGAGATTGTAGGTGGTTCTGGAACGGCAACTAGAACCCAAGCCATTATTGCTAATGCCGAGCAAAGGTTCTCTTTGCCCCAACATAGACTTAAAGCAGGGGCAGCCCGAATACTAACTGTAGTTCTTGATTTAGTCCAGAAGAACTTGCCACCAGGATTAGAGACAAGAGTTTTAGGTGAAGATGGAGAACCAATATTTGAGGAGAATGAACTCACTCAGGATGGACTTAGCGGAGAATTCGATGCCTATATACTTGGTGATCCTTCTCAGGGCTCCAAGCAAGTAGAGCGTGAGATTGCAGCACTATTCTATCAGGTTCTTATGCAGAATCCTCTTGTCGGTACAGACCCAATGAAGATATACAAACTTACCGCACAGATGATTAAGGCTTATGATAAACAACCTGAAGAATTTCTTGGACCAGAACCAGAAGGTGCAGATTTCTTAAAACCGGAAGATGAGAATACTCATATGATTCAAGGTGATTTTGCTAAGGTCAGAGCCAAACTTACCGAGAACCACATCTATCACATACAGACACACCAGCTTCTTGAACAATCACCTTCATTACTTACTATGGACCCACAAATGGCTCAACAAATATTACAATTCGCACAAAGTCATATACAGGAACACATGATGCAATTACAGCAGATGATGGCTTTATCGGCACAAATGGGAGGACAGAATGCCAACAACGCAGGAGGAACTTCATCTAATCAAGGAAATGCTCAACCACAAGGGGTGGAAAGCATGTCAGGTCCTGTGGGCGAAGTGGCTAGAAGGCAAAGAGAGGGACAAAGCAGCTTTTCTCCGACAGGGTAAAATGAATGATGCCTTGAGAATACAAGGTGAAATAGATGGTTATAGCGGTATGTTAAGAACCTTAGACAATCATATGCTTAATTTAGCAGGCCCACAAGATGTGGAGAGCCCACTTTACTAAAAGGAGGATAAGATGCCCGAAGAATTAGACCAGGGTCAAGTAGAAGTTACTAACCCTGAGAACACCGAGACATCTGATGGTGGTATTGAGGTGTCAATCGGAGAAGAACAAAAGCCACAAGAACCCCAGGTATCAGCAACAGAAAAGCCAAAACCTCAAGAAGACGATAGCACTAAAATGCGTAATCGTCTTGGCTATCAGGAGCGTCAGATTCAGAAGCTCCAACAGCAAATTGAGACTATGGGAAAACCTAGCCAGCCTGCTACTGAACCTGAGAAAGAAGTTCCTGTAAGCGAGTTAGACAAAATGGTCCAAGATGGACACTGGCAGGAAGCTGTCACTAAGCTCGCACGGAAGGAAGCAATGGATTTATACCAAATAGAACAGGCAAAAATCAAGGAGCAAGCTGACCAACAATTGTTAACCTCAGAGATTGAGAAGAACGCTCAATCTGCTCTTGATCGTCATCCCGAATTGAATGATGCGACTTCGGAGAAAGCACAGATTTGGTTAGATACATTGAATAAGAATCCACGCTGGCGTCAATCACCTGATGGTCCCTTACTTACCATGTACAAGATGGAAGAGGAACTACGGAAGAAAGGGTATGATATTGATGGGAGTATTAAGAAGAGTGTAGAGAGTGAGAAAGAGCGTTTAGCTCGTGCATCAGCTACATCCACTCCATCTTCTCGACCAGTCTCATCAAATAAGATTACCCTTTCAAAAGAGCAGAGAGAATTTTGTGATTTAAACGGTGTAAAGTATGAAGATTACGCTAGAAACCTGGCGAAAGTCGGAGGAAGTGAGGTAGTAGTATGAAAGAAGAATTAAAACCAGATGTATCTGAGAAACAGGATTCTATTCCTGAAGTCCAGGAAAGACCCAACATGACAATAGTATCAAACGATGATGCTTACATTATGGATCGTATAAGTTCACAGCCAAAAACACTTGCAGAAGTGATAGCTGTGAAAGAAAAAACATATGGTCCCAGTGAGCATAGACTTTCTCTTCCCAAGGAATTCCAAGAGTACACAAAAGACTACAGGTTCCGTTGGATTAACAAGAAGAAAAGGTCGATTGATGATGCTATCAACTTAAAAGGTTGGATTGTTGTTAACAGGACTTTATTCCCACACTTGCCGAAACATCTTTTTGCGAGTAGTGGAGCTGTAGAAAATGGTGATGCTTTATTGATGTTTATGAGCGAGAGAAAGGCTGTGAATATCAAGAAAGGTGTCGAAGCAAGATCTGCTGCCCTTAGGAAAAGTACACCTATGCTCGATCCAGTTGCTCACGAATCCCCTAAAGACCAATCAGGATTTTATAAGCCAAAAGATACCTCTTCAGAAAAAGATGGTGTCGATGGCAACGCACAACAAGGTTATCAAGAAGACAGAGATTTCTAAAGGAGTTAGATTATGGCAAACACAAGCAGGATTGTTGGACTAAAGCCTATCAATCAGCCATATGGTAACATCCGTGTTAATTGGTACGAAGCAAGTACAGGTGTGGCATTGTACAAATATCATCCAGTGGATTTAGACTCTAATGGTAGAGTTGTACTCGCTACTCCTGGCACTACACAACGTATAGTTGGTACTATTGTAGGTTTTGCAGATGGGGCTCATGGTCCTATTGATGACCTCTATCCCTATGTACCGACTAATCCAGTAGCTCAAAACTCTGGTGGCATTGTGTATGTTGCAGTTGCTGATGATCGCCAGCAGATGTTCCTCATTGAGGAAGATACTGGTGGTTCAGCACTTGATGCACAGGCAGTTAACGCAGGATGTACGTGGACCTATATTGCTACAACTGGGAATACCTCTACTGGTGTTGCTAATGTAGTTCTTGATAGGTCGGCTGTTGGAACTGGCACCGACATGACACTACGCATAGTACGTAAGCAGGACCTCACGGATAATGCTTATGGCAACTATGCAAAATGGATTGTACAGATTTATTTACACAGACTTGATCCGAATTTACCTGGTGGAATTGGTAGTAGTAACTTGATCTAAGGAGGAACAGATGAACAGAACTACTTTTAACAAAGCTGTGGTTCCTGGTCTGTTCGCCTTTATGATTGATGGTTATAAAAACCTCGCCGCACAAGAGGATTGGAAAAAAATCCTTAGCGGCAAGGCAACCAGAGGTTCTAAGCGAGCTTACGAGGAAGCAGCGTACGCAGCAGGTATGGGACTTTACCCTCATAAACCTGAAGGTCAACCTATCGAGTATGATGAGTTTACACAGGGACCGACAAAGCGTTGGACCCACAAAACTTTTGCACTCGGTGTGAAGTTGACTGAAGAGCTTATCGAGGATAGTCTCTACCCTGACGTACCTACAGAGATGAGACAACTTACAGAAGAGCTTGGTAAATCAGCAGCAGAAACTCTTGCAATACTTGGATGGGATATGATTAATGACGGTCCTACTGGTACCAATCACGTTGATGCCAATGGTGATGCGTTGTTTCTTAATACCCACACAGGTATTAATGGAGCTACATGGAGTAATTTGCTTACTCCAGCAGCAGATTTGTCAGCAACAGCATTGCAGACCGCTATCGACAACTTTGAGACTACAAAGGATGACACTGGGCGTTATCAGATTTTGAAAGCAGGAGCAATCATAGTTCATCCTAACAACGCATGGAAGGCTAAAGAACTATTGAACTCAGCTTTTGATCCTGAGTCAGCAAACAACGCAGTAAACACCCTCAAGGAAAGGAATCTGTCACTTATCGTCAGTCCTTACTTGACCGACACTGATGCGTTTACGCTGATGGCAGACGCAGCCAACAGAATGTACGGAATGATTGCGTTCATGAGACGCAAGTTGACCTTCGCTAAAGACGGTGATTTTGAAACTGGAGATAGTAAGTTCAAAGGAACTTTTCGTTTCAGCATCGAATCAGCAAAGGCTAACAATTTCTATCATTCAGCTGGTGCTTAAAATTGAATGCGAAAAGGAGGGGGGTTTCGGCTCCCCTCCCCACTTTCAATTAAGGAGAATTAAATGGGTAACAAAACAAGGTTTTACAGTTTAGCGTTAGGTAGGGAAAAGAATTTTAATGCACGAACCGATGGATTAATTACTGATGCAGACACTACTCCTTCAGTTGATCTCTATAGTTTGCTCTATAGTGGTTCAACAAATACTATCGCCTACTTTGATGATGGTGTTGAAGGTCAGATAGTCCATGTAATCAATCTGGTTGATGAACAGATGTTGTTTAGCGGAGTCCAGATGAAAATTGCAGATTCTGCTGGACTCTGGAATGAAGGTTCCAACATCAGTTTCATTAACCATAATTCATCTTGGTATGAGTTAAGTAGAAGTTCTGCTGGTGGTGCAAAAACAGTTACAGTTGCAGTAGGTGATTATACACCTTCAGTTGCAGGAATAGAGTTAGTTGTTCTTAACTCAGCAGGTGCATTTCATATCAGTGATTTTGATGATGCCTCTGAGGGACAACAGATAACTGTGCTCAATTTAGGCGTTGCATCATCTCTACTTAATGATGTTACAAAGGTTGTCATAGCTGCATCTGGGGCTGCATTAATTATGGCATCAAGTCAAGCCTATCAGTTAGTATCTAATAGTGGAATTTGGTATTTAACAAGTTCAACTAGGACCACAGGACTAATCTAATGGCAAAACGAAGTAGAGTACCCCTGTACAAGCGCAAGTATCTATTGAAGGAATCCGATCGCTCAGGGTTTAAATACTTCAGAATTAACTTAATACGTGATGGGGCATATCTTGTTCATCCTGATGAGTGGGATATGCCTCCTCCGTCTGATGAGCGTCTTGGGGGTGAAGGAGACAGTAACGCAGTTGATTTACGACCTAACAGAACAACAACTGACATGAATCCATCAGTACCTGATTTTAAATAGAAGGAGAGTAGTATGATTTACACCACACTGTTAAAGGACACTGGAGGCACAGTCATATCTGACTTTGCCATAACTGGTAGTGGGGTGACAATCCCAACAACAGGTATAGATACTTCCAGATGGGGACATGAAGGTGGTATTTATCTTGTTGCTACTGGTAGTATTACGATTACCCGACAAGTTTCACTAGATGATACAGTGGCTAATTATGGTAGTCCGTTCAATCTTGTAGGAGCTGATTTAAGCCCTGTATGGACCACAACTGATGCTAATGCGAACACTCCAATATTTATTTCACTTGGAGCACCGCATGATTCAGCAGGGGTAGTAGGACCGTATTTGCGATTCAGCATCTTAGCCAATAACTCAACAACGATCAACAGTTCAGCAAACACCATCACAACCATGGCGTATTGTGTACCTGAGAATAACGCCTAAGGAGGAGTTATGCCTAGAGGTAAAAAGAAAATCGAACCAAAAGTTGAGGTCAAGGTAGAAAAAAAGGTTATCAAGAAAGAGAGTGTTCTTGAGCCTAACAAAATAGGAACCGAGTTCTGTAAACACTTCGGTTGCTACACGAACAGAAACGAAACTGGTTATTGTGATCGTCATGCAAGAAAGAGATAACTAGGGGTATCAATGTCAAAAACTATTTATGCAGTTGTGATAAACACTAACGCATCTGCTGGAATATTTGCATTTAATACTCTACCTATCAGGGCAGGTATATGTAAGCATGTACTGGTAGCTTCTGCTAGTTCAGATACTACGTTTGATTTCAAGATCATAGACTCTGATTCCGACATTGTCTATGACACTGAACGTAGGGAGAAAACAGCTACATTCGTGCTGGATGATGAGGTAAATATTCCAATGGCAGGAGGCATCTACACCTTACGGTTGTACAATGCTTCCACAGATGAAACTTTTACAGGCAAAATAATGGTCGCTGACCTATAAGAGGTGGTTATGTTTAAGAAGCAATTTCAGACACTTGAGGATAATATCCAGAGTGTTCGGGCTGATTTGAGTAATATCGAACCAGTTCAGGTTGATTATGACGAAATTCAAGACAAAGTAGAAAAATCGGTAAAAACTATTATTAATGACTGTTATCGAAATATAGATGACAAGATAGAATTGTTGAGAGTTGATTTGACCAACAAAATGATTGATACAGAGAATAAGATTACTAATGTTCCTATCGCCGATGAAGTTAGCAAAGCTACCAAGATAATGCTAGATAAGTTTGATTCTCTTGAGAGAACCATTCTTGAGAAGTCTACAGCCATAGATGAGTTAGAGCAAAAGTTCATAGAGCTCAATAACAGAGTTGATGCACGTCTTAATGATTTTTATAAAGAATTCACAGACCGCTATTTTGAAACAATGAGTGCGTTTCTAAGATGGAATAAGGAAATATCCTTGGTTTCATATATATCGAAAGGCAAAGATATAGACTTAACAAAGCTGAAACAAGAACTTACACGCCCGATGGTAGAAGAAGGTTGGGCCCAGAAAAGAGCCAGAGAGGCAGAGAAAATAAACAAGGCTCTTGATAGTAAGGGAGACAAGGTTCGTAAAGCCTGGGAAAGATATAGAGAGGAGAAATTGAGGCTAGAAAGAGAAGAGAAGTCTACTGAGTTAGTCGATTCTAAATTAGATATTTTAAACATATTAATGGAGGGCGTAGATGTATCTAACATTGACAAACCAGATAGTTCAGGTGGGAGTGACAGCAGGGAAACTTCCTGATGTACCTTTAAAAGGCAGAGATGAAGTTGTTGTCCAGAATGTTGGTAATATAGCCATATACCTAGGTAATACCGCTGTTACTGCTGATACTGCTGGTACTGGGGGTTATTTACTTCTGCCTCGTGCTGGATATGTGTACAAGTACGCCCATACAGTTGATATATATGGGGTAGTTTCAACAGGGTCAGGACAGGTGTTAGTGCAGGAGGGGAAATGATTAAGAAACTTATTGCATTTGCGTCTACTCTCCTGATACTGACTGCTGCTTTTGCCCAACCTATTCCTTTTACTCTTGAGATTACTGAAGAAGATTCTTCTCCTGCGACATATCCATATAAGATAAAGTTCACTAATACTTCTGTTACCGACAATGGTGATGGCACTGTCTCAATTGATGTTAGTGGTGGTGCTGGGAGCGGAGACAATGTTACAGTCAATGGTACTGCTGTTGATACTACAGCTAACTTTGCCGATGATGATGTAGTATTTACTCTAGTTGATGGTGGTGCAGGTGGTCCTGATGATGTTAAAGGTTCTTTTGCTACTGATTCAATTGATAACGTTCATATTAATTGGGCTGATATTGATAATCTTGGGAATGAAGGTGCAGTAACCTTGGCAGCTACAGTAACGGTAAACGATGATGAAGCTACAGATGATAACCAAGAGATAGTCTTTACCACTGATAATGTTACATTAGAATCTGACGGTGATTTTCATTATAGTCCTGATACAGGTACAGTAACAGTTACAGAGGTTGTAGGTGGTGGAGCTGGTATTACTGGTATAGAAGGCACGCAAGTATTGTCTACAGGTGAAGGTGGAGGCACAAAATTCTTGAGAGAAGATGGCGATAATACTTGTTCTTGGCAAGCTGCTACTGCTGCTTTTACCGACTTTGACACCGACTATGGTGCCGAGACAGTAACTTCCGCATGGACGCTTAACAATATCATTACCTTACAGACTGATGCCGCTTACATACCGACAGCGTTTACTGACGAAGGACTGAATGCAGCCATAGATGCCCTTGGTGCTACAGGTGGTGTGGTGTGGCTTCCAGAAGGTACGGGTGTGGTTGATGCGACTATCACTTATGACCAGAACAACACTACAGTAATGGGAACTGGCTATGCCTCTCATATTGATGCTTCAGCAGATCAAACGAACCATGCAATTAATCTCAACGGTATAGATTACATACAGCTTGCTAATCTTCAGATAGAGGGTGAGGACGGTGGCGGCAACGCTACCTATCTCATATATGACAATAATGCACTCTCTGAATACGCACAGTTTGAAAACCTCAACATTCATCACTCAGATAACTCAGGTATGTATTTGGATAACGGTGGTAATGCCTGGAGTAGTTTTCGTAATCTTTACATACTGTCTAACGATGGTGTAGGTATGAAAGTAGACGGCGATTACAATATGTATAAGCAATATATGGCTTGGTTATTCTGGCGGCGACGGCACTGAAAACTCAGGTGATTTTGGTATATTGAGTAATGTACTGTCATTCAGCAATACTGCGAATGGTGTTTACGACAATGGTGTTGACTACAGTTTGCGTAATGGAATTTGGGCCTACAGTAATGGTAACGGAAATAATGGCATACGTTCCGTGAACTGTGATTACACGTCATATGTAGC